ACACCATTAACAGCACCAAAAGTAATAATATCACCTTTACGTAATGTTCCACCAAGAGCAGTAACAGCAATATTACCACCACCAGTTCCGGTAACCTGATTACCACCATTTACAGTAGAAAGGTTAGCATATGTACCTGAAGTGTGGGTAATAACAGTCTGATCGCGGAACCAGCGATCATAACCAAGACCTGATTTCATCATACCAGAACGAAATTGGGCAGAAATTTCCGTAACTGGATTGAGCAAACCCTGCAATGCTGTAGTAGTACGAGCATCAGTAGTAGGCTGATTAACAATGCGCCTATCCATCATAGAAGCACCTTGATCATCTAAGATAGCATTAGCTTGTAAGAATTGATCAGCAACAGGAGTAATAATATTACCACCACCATCAACATTACTAACGAAATTACACACACCACCTTCAGAACCAGTCATGACCGTAAGAGCAACCTTACCAGCTAAGTTATTGATCATTGGAGCTCCAGTGAGTTCGTTCCAATTATCAATACTCATAGTACGTTCGGCAGTAGTATAAGGTGTAGCAACGTTTAACTGAGTAGAAACAGATAAACGAGTAAACTGCTGCGTGTTATCCTGCAATTGCATAGCAGGACCATTGGTAACAATAAAATCAGAAGGAAGGCGAATACGAAGAGTATCGCCAATCTTAGCACCATCTACAGCAAATTCATTGCTGTATTGAGTATCCATATTCATAACAAATAGATTACTGTTTTTAAAAAGTCGCACTGCTTCGGCGGTGATCATATCTATGGTAAGGTAGGAATTTGCCAACTGAGTAGTCCTCATAATCGGGGTTAAAATGAATTGGTTTATATTGATTATTCAAAAAATTTGCGCAGTGCTCGGAAGGCGCAAGTTTAGCGAGCAATCAATAGCCAAATTTAAGTCCGACTAAGGAGACTGAGTTGTTACAGTGCCTATACCCGGCAAAGAGGGTAATTTGTCTACAATGGATTAAAACTTAAAAATGTGTCAAGCATTATTCCATTGGCGAATGGCCGCATCTGAAAGTTTTTTGCGAGTTTCTTCAGAAATAGGAGCGCGATTCTTAGCAGCTAATGATTGTTTAGCTTTGGTTTCAGCACTAACGAATTTTCCTTTATTACCTTCTCCTATTTTAGCTTTATGATCTTCTGATTTAGGTTTACCACGTAAAACTTTTGCTCTTGACTCTATATGTTCTAAGGTTTGTTTTTGACCTTTAGCATATATATTATTTTTCATTTTTTCATAGCGTCGCCATTTTTCTATTTCTGAATGTTGTTTCTTACCTATATGAGATTTACTCATATTCTCTTTAGCTTCGTCAGTATGCTTATAACCTCGCATACTTCCACCAAGAGGTGCTATGTTATATTCAGGTTTTAATAATTTACCCCAATGTTCTTCTCGTTCATTTAATTTTGAAATATTATCCAAAACTTCTAATACAACAAAAATAAAATTTTGTTCACCATGTTTACACCAAGCACGTTGTAAGAAAATGCTATGATGGTAAAAGCCTTTTAATTGTTTACGATGTTCTCGCCATAGTTCATCTTTATCAGAAGCTTGACCAACATAATGTTTATCATTAACGATATTTACTATTGCATAGATACAAATTATCTCAACCTTTAAAATTTGTCAAGTATTCTTTTAACCATCTAAATATTTTCCTCAAAAAGAGCACTTAGTATAACCTTCTAAAAATACTTTTCTAGGACTAAATGATTCATAGCTATCTTCATAGACAACATAGAAATCACCAGATACAGGAACATATCTTGTAATCATTGCTAAAGAAATATTTATAGGCTCATAAGTTTTATCAACAAATACTAATTTAGCCGTACCTTCACTAATATTACAAACTAAACTATAAATTTCTAAAGCTCGTACTTTCTTATGACTTTGATATAATGGTATTTCTTTCTTAATAGAATTCATCGTAATTTACTCTTTCTATAAGCCTCAGCCTGAGCATTTCTAATTCTAACAAATTCTTCCATATTAGAAGTAGGATTTTTAGGTAACACGTTTCCTCTATTATTACCACCATCATTAATGGGTTCGATCGGATCAGGAATAATTCGTTCACGTTGCCTAGGTGTCTTATTTTTATTCTTTAATTCTTCTGACATCTTATCCAATCGTTTAGTCATATGTCTTTCAGATAATTCGCAAATCTCTTGATATAAATCTTCGTCATTAGCTAACATAGCTAAAATCTCATGACCATTTTTATAATCAAGATCATTTAAAATCTCAACCATATATTTAGGCATTTTAGTATCTGTCTCAACAGCTACTTCATTAATCTTTTTTTCAAAATCCTTATCAACTTTATTAGCAGCCTTGATCAAATCATCAGCAGTCTTTTGAAAAGCTTTATTTTCGCGATCAGTATCTCTAGCAGAAGCTAATTCTTCAGCTTTCTTAGCTGCTCTACGTTCTACTTCTTCTTCTGTTAAACCTTCAATTGGCTTTTCAGCTAGTTGTTTTTTCAATGCTTCGATTTCAGCATCTTTGCTGCCAACAGTAGCAGTCAATTTATCAATACGCTTTTGAATACGACCTTGACGACGTTCTTCTTTTTCTTTAATTATACGTAATTTCTTTTCGTCATCAGTCTCATTTGTATTATTTTCATCTTCATTATCTTCACCGTCTTCCTCTTGTTCCTCCTGTTCCTCCTTCTTTTCATCTTCATCTTTATTCACTACATCCTTATTTGCATTTTCTTTACGATTATCAACACTTTCCATTTTGATTTCAGGTTTACCCTGATCATTAGGAGCTTCAAATGATTTAACTGAATTTAAATATTTTAAAGATAATGAATTCATTTTAATTTACCTTATTGTGCAATTTAATTAAGATGTCCCAACGATCAGCTAAAATATCATTGTTCATTTTACAATTTCCGTTTCTTTATTTCGTTTTCAATTTCATTTTTCATTTCAATGAATTTAGGATTGGGAGGTGGAAAAGGCATTTTCTTAAATTTTTCATGCTCACTAGCCAATTTTCTATCATCTAAAATTTTATTGCAATTAGCATGAGCATTTTTTAATTCATCATTACTCAATTCTAATATCTCTTTATTATTAAATTGCATACTGAAATCCTTTCATAATTTCAGGTATAAATGTTTTTTGTTTACTTCTATATTCACGTCCAATAAAATTTCTAGTATCTTTACATTCCATGCATTTACATTTATAACCATCAATATGAGGCCATTTATTTTTATTTCTATTATAACTTTTATCTTGCTGCTTTATCTTTAATTTATGCTCTTCTGATTTTGGTTTTCCTTTATGCAACAAACTTAATTTTAACTTAGTGCCATCAGACAATTTTACTCCTAAACGACTACCAGCTATTAAAGCCCTGTTATATTTAGGACTTAACCAATCAATCCAAAATTGTTCTTTTGTCAATAGTTCTTCTTTATTACAATATTCTAAAATTTCAAATTTAAAATTTTCTTCACCATATTTATTCCAAGAATTTTGTAAATATTTATTATAATGTTTGTTCTTTCTTAATTGATGTAAATGCAATATCCAACGCTTTGAAATGTTTACTGCACTTCCTATATAAGCCTTATTTGTCTTAATATTTAAAATACAATAAATTCCACTAATATTATTTAGCATAGCTTATTCATGACTTTCATTTTTTCTTTTGCTAAAGATTTTACATCTCTCATTAGCGACTTATCCTTACGATGACCTTCAGCACGTTCCAAGTCCCGTAAAGCATCCTCTGCTTTATATTTTCTTTCACGATCAGTACTGATAGTAGGATTATCCGTTTCATCATGAACAATCTTAACCGGAACTGGTTTAGTTGGGCCTTCGGCTTTCTTAATCGGCAATCCTGCTTTTTTACTAGCCATCTTGTTTATGTCCTTTAAATAACATCTGTTCTAATGGTAAATCTTCAATTCGATTTTTTGGTGAAGTCCCGACTAATGGTTTCTGCGGTACAACCTTATCAGAGACAAAATCTTTAGCAAATGGATTATCGAAAACAGGAATAGTGTTTGAAAGGTCCACATCGTTAGTACGTTCAAGCAAAGCGTCGTACACCATATCTCGCATCTCAATTGGAGTTTGAGGATTTGAAATAATATCCATTAAATAACTTACAGCTAAAGGAATAAATTCATTTAAATGACGCCTAGCATAAGCCTGATGCGTTTTATATTTACTGGTAAGCCCCTGAGAACGTCCAATTTCATAAAATTCGGTCGCAAGTTTCAAGGCCGTCTGTTCGATTAAAATACTCTCAGGCTTAATAAATCTACGTGGCAATCTATCCATCACTTTTTCTTCTTTTTAACTGCTGCTCTTTTCTCACTGTATACAATCGCCGCAGCTTGTTTAACAGATTTCCCAGCATTTACTTCTGCTCTAATATTAGATTTAAAAGCAGCCTTAGAAGTTGATTTCTTTAATGACATTTTACTTCCTCACATTCTCTGCAAATTGTGCTTCTCTACGTAAAGTCGTACTTTTAGATTTCTCGGCTTTCTTAAGCTTCTTTTCAGATATCTTTTGTCCAGCTTTAACATGCAACTTTTTATGTAACAAACCTTTATGAGAAGATGGAACAGCACCTTGAATCCATTTATGTTCTGACATTTACTTTTCCCTCTGTGTGGGTATCGGTAATGGATTAGAAAACAAAGCAAAGCCTTTTTTCAAAACATCTTGTTTCATTTTTTCAGGGATATCGAAATATTTAACTGGATTATTTTCTTTTTCTACTTTCCAATCTTCTCTATTAGATCTATAGTTTAATTGTTGATTTGCTTTTTCTAAAGTATCACCACCTCTAGCAGTAATTTCATATTTATTTTTTAAAATATATTTGCTATTTATTTCACCTTCCTTAACCTTCACACCGTATTTCTTACCAATCTTTTCAACAATATTAGGTAATATTTGATCGTAAAAGCCTTTCATGCTTTCACCACCCGGGTTTATTCGACAATGTTCCTAACCATTGATCACCAGTCATTTTAGCTTGACCAATATCAGCAACATTCTTTTCTAATGCACTATAAAACGGGCTTTGACTTTTCTCCAAAGAGCCAATAGCAGCACCTTCTTTAGAAGTATCAGCCATTAGAGTACTAGTCAAAGCACCAAACTTAGCATTATGCTCACTAATCAATCCTTGATCAATAGCATATTTCAAAGCATCTTCTCTATTCAAGAATTGTCCTTTATGGTTAATAAAACCAAAATTAAAATTGCTGATATCTTCACCACTCATGGCTTGCTTGGTAAATTCATTTCGCAAGTTAGGAGGTACAGCGTCCATGTGTTCACCACCCATCGGTGCTTTATAAATCTTGCCCTCATACTTTAAAGCAGGACGAAGAAAAGGACCAGCCCCTAGGGTTGCTGCTCCAGCTTCTTCACTTACACCAGCGAGGCCGCCTGTCCCGGCTAGAGCCGACATATCCAAAGCTTGACCAATAATTTTATCAGTAGGTTGTGCTGCTGCTGGCAAACTTTTATTCAATCCTCCACCAGTTCTAACTGCAAAATTATCAGCGCCAACCACTGTATTAGGATCAGGTATATCAGTAAAATCTTCTCTACGTAAACCCGGCGGTAAAGTTCCTTGTGTTATAACGTCATGAGGTGTAGATAAAGCAGAGCGCACTAATCTTTCTGGCCAAAGTTGATAACGTTCATGACCATGAGTACCTAAAAATGTATCACTTATCTTTTGTGCAATACTAAGTTCATCATTATCGGTAGATTCAGGAGCATTTCCCCTATATACATCAATGCGATTAGGAACATTAAAAACAGGTTGTGCCATTGGCAAACTAGATGGTAATCCATTAGGATCATATCCATTACTAATGTCATCATTAAGCGGCAGAGGCATTATCTACATTACCATTCATTTGATTTAACTTATCACTTGTCATAGCATTATGTTCAATATCTCTAATACCCATTGCTAACTTTAATGGATCAAGTTCACCAGAAAGTAACATTCCTTTCAATAACTGTTGTAATACAGGTTGTATCTGCTCGGGAGTAATAGCAGGACCAGAATTACCCAATGCCTGTATTCTTTGATTTTCAGCACGATAATCTTCACGACTTTCTCTAGCAATAGCTTCTTTTTCTCGCAATGCTAGTTCCGCTTCTTTAAGATCCATTTCCCTATCTTTATCAGCCAATTCTTTAGTTTGCTTAGTAATAATAGCCAATTGCTGAGTAATCTTATCAGAAGCTTGTTGCATAGCTTGTGTAAGTTGTGGATTAGGAGCATCACCAGTGATATTAGGCGGAATAATACGTCTCCAACGTCTAGCCAATTCTTGAGCTTCTGGAAAATCTGCAACCTTCCAAAGAAGATCGCCACCAATATTCATAAACTCTTTATTCTGCGCTGCAATTTGTGTCAATGCATTAAATGCTTCTTGACGACGAGTAGCAAAACTAGGACCACTATCAGACACAACAGTATAATTACCAATATTCGGATTAAAAATAATGTCTAATACTTTTTCTGTGGGAACTGGAACATTAGGGTCTTGTTGTTCTGGCACAGGAACTTTAGTCATAGCTTCGGTATGATTAGGATCGATAGTAAGATTTAAAATAGTTCCATCTTTAGCTTCAATCCTCATTACTCGTTTTTTAGTGTAAACTTTAGGTATAAGATCAATAAGCTGTTTACCAGTATTGCGAATACCAATGCTTTGGCCGTCAATATAGTGATAAGTCGCTCTGTCACCTTGACGTTGCCTAGCATTAATCGCAATACCCGATTTAGCATTTTCATTTTCTCCCATTTGAGCTTGATATTGACCAGATACCATCATCATTTCATTTTGTGCAATTTGCATCTGCTGCACATAAGCAGGAGATGATTGTGGTGCTGGCATTCTATCAGGAGGTGGTAAAGCACGACCTTCATCATCATAAGCGTTAAATGGAAGATAAGCAGCATTATTTAAATTAGCAGCCTTATAATATTCTTCATAACCTTCAATCGCATCACCAGAGGCTCTAAATGGTGATTTGGTTTGTAAAGCTCCAAATTCTACATTGGCTGAACTATTATGAGTAGCGATCATGCTTCGACTAACTAAAAACAGATGCGACTCACTATCTACAGTAATACATTTTACTGGTACTGAATGTATTTCTTCAACAGATTTAATCACATGATATTTAGTTCTACGCTCATGAGTTAATCTAGGCTTGCTATGATTAAGTGATTTCCTTTTTAATTTAAAAATAGGAATATCAGGATTTGCAGTAAACTTAATTCTGCTAAATGGCTGAATATTAGAAATAACGCCATTTGGAAAAATGGTTTTTTTAGCTTCCCACCAACGTACAGTAGCTTTAATACCCAACGAACGTATTAATTCTACTGTTCCATCAATAACAGCTTGATTAGAATTATTAAATACACATTTTCCATCAATAGACGAATGGCCATCAGTATCCATTAAACCTTGTAATAAAGCATATCGTTGATCAATAGAAGCGCGTAAATAAATATCAGGAATATGCTTATTTCCAAATAATCCTAAATTCCTCAATCCGTCCCTTAATCCATGAATAGTCAGACTAACACAATTAGAGCGTTTATCAAAATCAGGATTTCCAGCACGATATCCGCAACTATTGATATTTTCCATAACTTCATCTAAATCTTCACAACAAGTAGAAATTCTATTATTTACAGTTACACCATCACCAAGCCATAATCCTAAAATATAAGGATGTACTGGCAAATCAATTTCAGGCATACTCAAAGGTTCTGTAGACCAAATCCTATGAGATTTGTTAAGTTCTTTAGTGGTTAACTTGATAGTTTCATTAAAATGATTTCCATTTTTATCTTTTTGTGATCTTTTTTCATCAACAATCCAAGGATGATCTTCATCGGCAATAATATGAGCACCATCTGTAAATTCAACTCTATAACACTTACGATTTAGAAATATCGGACTTTCGCTAATTACTTTTACAGGTTGCCCACATTCATTAAATACGAAATCTCCTGCTTTTAATTTTCCCATTGTAGACCAACCACTAGTAGTTGGCACTAACGTAGTTAATGATAAAGGGTTGACATTATAAATTCTCTGTGGATCAAGTAATGGTCTGACGTGACCTTTTCTATCTAATCGACCATCAATAATAGTCTCTATACCCACAATACGAATGATCGGGACATATTCACCAAGCCAAGGTCTACGATCAATAATCGTATTACCAGCTATCTTATACCATTCAATGTTATTCTTAGAAACTGTACGTTCGCGTGCTGTACGATCAGCAAGAGCCACTTTAGAAGATTTTTCTTGCTTTTTGATTTCTTCAAACTGCTCTATTGCATCAGGATTATCTTTTTTTAATTCAGAATAATAACCATCGATAATTTCGCCAGTTTGAGGTAAAACAAATTCTATCCATTTATCTTTTTTAGGATTCTTTCTAAAATATTCACAAACTCGAATATGATCTTTTGTATACCATCCATCAGCATCAGATGTTTGAAAAACTACACTTCCACCAACATCTTCAAATTCAGGATAATCAGATTTATATAAATCTTTTGGAACATCATTAAATATGAAACCATATCTAGCATCAGAACCATCGGTTTCATTAATATCAGGATCAAGCCTAACTGATTTTGGATGTTTAATAGGTCTTAAGAATATTTCCTGATTAAAACCTTTTGATTTATTAGCCCAATCAGTTATAATACGCCAATATCCAATTCCGCCAATAACTTGAAATTCAGAAGCTTTATCATAAACATTTTCAGCATTAGATAAATATTCAATATGCCTAATTACTTCTTCATAAATTTGAGCAGCCTCGAAACTAGCATCTTCACCAACAGGACGAATATTAACACCGGGTTTATTCTGCTTTCCATCATTAATAATTTGCAAACAATGCTGCATTGTTTTATTAATAGTTAAACAAGGCCGTTGATTATCTAATCGATCACCAACAACCCAATTGTCCCATTGATACATATTAATACTATCACCATTAGCAAACTTATAATCATAATCAAAGTTAGTCCAAGCTGTAGATTCCCATTCTTCACAATTTTTAAAGCGGCGTTGAGCCTCTTGAACTATCTTTTCATCTTCTGTTAGCCAATTATCAATATCAGGCATTATAATTATCTACCTACTTACTGCTTCCATGTGCATTGGATCACGACGACCTTTGTAATCACCTCCATAAAGCCAGCCTTCTCGCTTAAACGCTTCAATAACCATCAAAGGCAAGTTAGCTGTTTTACTACCAAGCAGATTATTTTCAGGATCAATGTCGATAGCAGCACCAAACGCATGATTAGAAATATTAGTAGAACCTCTAATAGAACGATTGTTATAACATCCGCCATAATTACTAACACCCAAAGCATCAATTTTAGCTTGGTCATGCCCACACTGATCAAGAATATCTGTGAATATTTTCAATAGAGAAGTTGCAACCATTTTATTTACAGTAAGTGACTTTATTGGATGTTTATCATAATACATTTGAAAAGGTGGAGTTAATGGAACTAAATTAGTTCCGGGTTTGCCAAAGAATTTAATTTTGGAAGCTGTGTCATCATGTGGCCATTGACTCATGATTAACCTATTTAGCTTTTACTATTATCTGATGTTGCATTGTATTAATCAATTTACTATATTTTAAAATTAATTCATCTATTGTATGAGCTTTTAATACACCAAATGCTTTAGATTTTATATAAAAATCACATTTATAAAGTATTGGATGAAATAATTTAATGAATCCTTCAACAAGTGACTGATTAAGTACTATCATCACATACCCGCCATCCAGTTATTATTATGTTGTCTAACTCTTTCCTTAGCTTTATCTCGATTAGGTTTCTTTTCATCAGCTTCAGATTTAATACTTAAAGCCATCGTCTGCGCACTATCTGCCCCATGACTCCAAGGGGTATCATGTTCTGGCTCTTTACTAAAAACTCCTGTTTCTTCATCAACCTTATAAGCATATCTAGATAAACATTGCCATAGATTTGAAGTTTTTTCTTCATCAAAATTCAGTAATGGAAAAAGACTTCTGACAGCATTAATACCAATAGCCTTTCTACTTGGACGCGTGATAACTCTAACATTTGCATTAGGAAAAGCCTTTTTTAATTGCTTTTCAGGAGTAAGATTAGAAAGTGTTTCTGCCGATCCATCATGAGGTAAATTGTGGGCAGAATAATTATATTTAAGGTCTTGAAGCACGTTAATATAAAATGGCATCTTTTTTAATCGATCTTCATAATAATTTATTATATTAAATTCAACACCAGCACGTTGTACGAAAGTTATTGCAGTTTTATCCGAATGACCTAAATCCCAAAACGTTAATACTGGTTTGTTAGGATCATAAGAAACATGTTTGCGACGACCTTCCTTAATTACTTCCTGTAATTCTTCAGCGTAAATAGAGCCTTCCAAAACCTGCTTAACGTGACCTTCCCACACTTGAAGATATTTATCTTCACTTGCATTTCGCATAACCTCCATAAGCATTTTTTGATCAGGAGGAAACCATTTATTATCCCAATAATTAACCTTAACAACAATAGCATATTGTTTACCATTAACATATTCAGGAGCATATTTAATTTGATTTAAAACATAACGCTTATACACTTCATCATCTTCTAAATCTGGATTGAAGCTAATCCAAATTTCTGGACCATCACCAAATGGACCACCTTTATCTTCCTCGAAATCAGAACGACCGCGTATTGTAGGAAAG